ATTTTTACACTGGCACAATAATACGGGCGATAAGGGTCAGATAAGCTACCACTTTGAGGTGTTTCATTGATACTGGTAACAACTGCCCACAGCGGAACGTGCCAGCCGTTCGCAATTTCTGGATAATGTTTTTGAATGATTTTGGCTATTTTGTTATCCATGTAATGGTCATCTTATCTTGTTGTAATTCAATATTACGAATACGCTGGCCATTAATGACAACGCCTGGTCTTAGTGCCGGTATCATCGCCATCGTTGCGCTTTCAATGCCAATATCCGTTAGCATACTTGCAGGGATAGGAATGTTAGCTTTGGCCCATATAGAATCATGCCAACTGCCCACGAATACTTTGCCATTGCCTTGTTGTTGCCATAGGTATTTATCAATACCAAAGATCTTGCCTAAATTATCCATCAGCGCATAACCTTGCTGGCAATTGACAATATAAGGCGTCGTGGCCATCGCATACTCTTTGTCTGGAATAACAAACGTTATACCGGTTTTGTCAGTGATTTTTTCAAGTAATTCAGTCAACGTGATATGTTGATAATAAAGAGGTAAAGGATGGCGCAATAAGCCGGTCAGCTCTCTTGCAAATAACGTGAATTCGTTATGGTTCACTTCTTTGTAAGATTCAATATACCCCGTAAACCAACGTTGCAATGCATTATTATAGCCACATTCATACGCTATAATTTGGCCCACTTTAGGTTCAATATTTGTCACGATATGCGCGGTGCCTGGGTTTTTATAGGTTAAATAGCAATGTGCTGAGATAACTAACCCTTCTTGATTACCTACATATAACCGCTCATTAAGTTTCACGGGTCACGCTCTCTTTTTTTGTTTCGTCTTCGTCGCTACCAAAAGCGCTACCAAAAAGATCATTTACCTTACTCAATATTTTCTCCATCGCAGATAAATCGGTATTGGGTGGGATATCGAGCTCTTCTTGCACGTTAATGACATCCCCTCCTTGTTGTTTTGCTGGTGTTATGACTTCTCTTTGGCTTTTTCGCTCAGGAACAGATAAATGCTCTTTTATCATAAATTCAACAAGCCAACCTTGTGTTTCATCCAGCTCTCGAAGCGTCAGCTCCCCTGAAAATTTTCCTTGATAAAATTTAATGGCATTAGCAGCATCATGACTAATACGGTAAATCACTCGAGCCCCTGTGGTTTGAGTGACAGCTTCAGCAAGACGGTTAATGTCGGTTAACCAAGCTTTTTTTTCAAAAGGCACAATCAAACTTACCGTTAACTCTTTCGCCTTAGTACCTGTTTCAGCACTGGTTGTACTGCTACTTTGGCCGCTTAAATCATTATCACCAAAAGGTAATTTAATCGTAACTTTAACATTATGCCCTGGGATGATTTGTTGGTTGAGTTGTAATGTCATAAATCAAACATCTCATAGTAAATAGACAGGTTATTAATATCATTTGATAACAAAATTAATACGGTCGCGTACGGTTGATTATCTACGTTAGCATCAGTTAATTGTCTTTTCATTGCACTGTGTGTGCCGGTTAATCGTAGTGCTGAGCACTGGCCTGTAAATGCAGATTTTAGTTGCAGTAATCCCTGTTTTTGTTGCGCGAGGCGGTCTTTTTGATGCTGGGAAACCTGTATTAATCGCTCAATGGGTGTAATAGGTTTACTTTTGGTTAAATGTCCTAATACCGTACGACAATCTAAAATAGGGGACATAAAATCCAATCGAAAAGATACCCAAGAAGGATCTGTGGTTGTTTTAGGTATTTGCATTTTTTCAATGGGCAATAAGGCTTTTTTGGTTGCCAGTATCGCCAATTGTACCCAAGCGGGATGGGTGATCACCGTTGAAATATCTTGTATTTGTTGAGCAAAATGACTTGGATTTCTGCCTGTTACAATAAGTGCAAGCCCATTAGATAAATGATAAGGTGATTTCATTATTATATTGCCTGCGCGCTGTAAGGCTGCGGGGGCTGATAATGTATCATTGTGGCCGACACCAAATAGATATGGGTGCAAACAAAGATATTGGGACGTTACATCGCTCACGGTGACTTTTTTATCTAACGGTGATGTCACGTTGATTCGATGTAATGCACTATCAATTGCGGTTATTTGAGTATCGATTGATCTCGATAGCGCATTAGCTTGCTCTTTTATACTGCTTGGGTAGTTTATCATTACCATTTTGATTATCTTATTGTTAATCAGTCTTTATTTTTACGGCTCGTTAGCATAACTATAATATTCATTATCGTGTTGCTATGACTATATAATTAGCACTGGCAGGGGTGGTTACATATCCGGTTCCATGATGTAAAACAATCCGCTGCGCAGTTACAACCCCTGTTTGTCCATTAACCCAGCACTGCGTTCTATACTGCACATAATAACTCCCTTCATCCACATCCCAAGCGCCATCGCCTGAATCACTAAGGCTAACGATATACTGGCATTGCGAACGAGAAAAACCATTAGGGACCGGTATTGTTTTCCCGTGATTGATTCTTCCAGATAACACGCGAACGGGCTTATTACTGGTATGGTATAGCTCTGACCATCCGTAGTCCTGTCCCTGAGCTACACGTCTAAAAAACATCCTGTCATCATGAAAAGCACAAGCAATATCAAAATAATATCCATCCCCGTTTGCATGATTCAACGTTATATGATGGTGCCAATTATCTGATGGGTTACTTAATGGTTGGCCATTCGCACCAAACCCGCCGTAGCCTGAAAAATTACTTATCTGTAATCCTTGTGATCCATATATAACGGTGCTGTCATTACCTTCAAGTTTGGCTCTGGCGTTCACTTGATCTGTTGTGTAAGTACCAATTTCATTGGGTGTTGGTAAATTTCGTGGCGAATAATAATCATTAAAACCATTAAGATTTGATGAATCTGCAGCAATATCTTCGCGTCCTAATTTACCATTAAGACTGTCTATCATTGTTGTTTTAAACGCATCAAATAATGTCGTGGGTAATTTTTCACCTAATGATCTAAAAAGAGCGGCAACTGTATCTCCTGTCTGCGTTAATGCATCAGCCACTTCTTTGATGGTATCAAGTGTTTCGACGGGTACGCCGCCATAAATCTCAGACTTAACGCGTTCTGCTTCTTGAGTTGCTTTTTCTTGTGCGTAATTCTTAACACTATCAATAACAGGTATTAATTGAGATTTAACGGTATTAGCTTCTTGAGTTGCTTTTTCTTGCGCGTAACTATTAGCACTCTCAATGACGGGTTTTAACGTTGCGGGCGTTACCGCTTTACTCTCATCGACACCCTCATTAATATCTGCTTGGGTGGCAAGCATTATCACCCCAGGATTATTTGTTGAGGTGGATGACACATAATTATTAACCTCGGTTTTCTTTGTGTATTGGGGATGAGGATCATTATCGGCATCTGTGAGTAAGTGATTTGAACGCCAATCGATAGGGCGTAAATCTTCAATATCATTGATTGCATTAATTAAGGCTAATGGTTGGCAATAATAAGTAACACCATTCTCAATGTGGGTTGATGGGTGAGTATCAGCAATAACTATTTCGGTATGGGTTTGCCATTCGCTGTTAATGGTGCCTTTAAAGCATGTTTCTAAATACAGTGTTTTAGGGAGCATGATAGCCGTTAGATCAACGAGTATTGATTGTTGATTAATACATTGCAGCCCTGCAATGTATGCCGTGCCTGGTGCTATTGTAATCGCGTCGTTGTTTGTTGCTACATGCCATGCATTTTGAATAAACGTGGCTGGACCATAATTATCAATATTTTCTAATCGAATACGCTCATCAATGGCTGTTAATCTGTTATTAAAATCTAATTGCCATACATCAGCAGCGACGGCGATTTCGGTTAATACACTGGCATTTGTGTAAGGCGTGATAATATTACGGGTTAAGGTATCGCCAGCAATGTTATTGATTCTATCTATTTGTATTTTTGTCTGAACGGGCGTATGAGAGATAGCGCCCACAATATTTTGCTCGCTATTAACAAGCCCAATCCAATTAAAATCCCAGCTTCCAATCTCGGTACCAAGAATGATGGAGTAAACCACCGCGTCAGGATTGATAATGCCTTTTTGGGTGACATTAAAGCGACCTTGAATATAGTTATCATCAGGCAACGTTTCATCAGGGTTAATGGGTGCGTTAGGATCTTGATTTGGCACAAGAGCAAAAACAAATTCATCCATCACGATAGGAATATTTGTTGCTTCACATTGCGCTTTGTATGTAGAAAATGCATTAGTCAGTATCGTTTTACTCATTACTAGTACCCATTGTTATTATTTTTATTATTGAGTTTGAATGGTGGCAATGCATGTTTGATGCGACCAACTCATATCACCGATTGCGACATAATGATTTGATGTCGACGTGACGCTGTATTCATAGCGCCTGCATGTGGCGCCATACGTTTGTATTAGTTTGTTCACGAGTGTTTTATTATTAGACAAAATGTCATCGCTCATTTCGATAGTGATAACATCCCAGTCTTTACCGGGTTGATGTTCTTTGATATCAAAAATAGGGACACCAAGTCGCTCAAAAATAGCGTAAATACCTCGATTCATGCCGGCGTCTTGTGCGTTAATAAATGCGTAATTTACCCGTTTTCTGTAAATGAGTTCGACTTCACCATTAAGGCGGGTGATTTTTCGCTCCCATGCAATGTGATCAACTATGATTAAATCACAGGTCATTAAATCAAACCGACTCAATGAAACTTGCAACCATTTTTCAACGCGATCCCAAAAGTGCTGAGCGGCATTATTAAGTTTTTTTAACTCACCTTTTTGCATCCAGAAAGGCAATTGAAGTTTAAGCATCGGCCATGTCCGTAATGGTGATAATCTGAATACGGGCGATTTCAATCGCTGTTCTAAAATCGCGATTAATAAAGTACAGCGATTCAATATCTGAAAAGGTATTTCGTAATTCCTGATTCAATGTTGAAAAGCTAAAAAGAGCCAATGGCCAGGTCTTCATTGCGGTAGGGTATGCTTGGTTTTCGCGAAAGACACAACGAATATATTGCTCTATATTTTGTTTTAGTATTGCTATCTGTGCTTGCGTTAAGTTGGGCGTAGGCAAAAGTTCAACGTCAATAGAAATGTAATTTTCAGGTACTGCCATGGTTATCATGTCATCGCCTAATCCATGATAACCTTCTACGCGTACCGCATCATTGATGGCTTTTAAAAAAGGCTCGGTAGCAATACCGCTGTCTAACAATAAAAAGGCATTCGCAGTTCCTGGCCCTCGAGGGCCATTTTTTTCAATATAAATTTGGTCGGTTTTAACACCACCAAATTCACTCATGATTAACTTATATTTATCGTCAATGTACCAGCCTGATACTGCAGTAAATTGAGCGCGATAACGCTCTTTAGCATCATTGTCTTTTTCAGTATCAGCGCCTGGTATTGTGAGCCAATCATCAGGATTATAAACTTGAATCAAGCCGGGCAATGGTGTTTGGGGGATACGATAATAACCGCCTGCTAAGTTAAAATCACCGCCTGTTTTAGCTGCAATACAGGCTATTTTTATCGAAACAACATTGGCTGGTAATACCGTATCTGTCGGAATGATTAATTGATAAATCGTCTCGTTAATACGCTCAGTACTGATATTAAATCCAGCTGGGAGCACTATTTCAGGGGCGCCCACTTCTCGCTCAAAAATGACAAAACCTTGGGCTTTACTAGCAGGTTTTCGCGTTAAGTTGACCGATTGCAAGTAAAGATCAACAAATAAACCACTGGCCGTTTTCACAAATGATTGCGGCAAGACAGTATTAATGAGAAAAGATAACAGCCAAAAATACGGTTTTTTGATAATGCCAGTAATCAGTCGCCAAAAGGGTGAGTATTTAGGGTCGTTATTAATTAATGAACCTTGTGCTGCCACTTCATCATCAAAAACACGATGTATATCCTCTTCTGTCGTCGGTACTTGACTATTTTTCAATACTTGTACAAATTGTGGGTATTTCGTTTCTATAGCCATACTTCAAACTCTCCAAATTCATACGTACTGGCCGTTAATAAGCGTTGCTCATTAACTGAAGTGATTGCGCCGGTTCCGGGAATAATGCGTAGGTCACTTTCTGTTAACATTATAATTTGATGCTCAATATCGCGGATAATAGTGGGGCTGCGTTCAGCAACTAATGTGACCGCAAGACCGCTTTCTAAAATGGCATGGACTACATCTTGAGCAATGCAGGCTTCATTGGTCACAATGAGGGGATTTCGGCCATCATCAAGAATAATGTCATTGCCAATAATTAATAAATCTTTATAGATAATGTCGTTCATTATGGCGCCACCATAGCCATATACGCATTCATTTCAGCACGACCCGGTGCATTAGTTGTATTGACATTAATCGCCCCCACGCTATGTGTCGTTGTTTGATTTTGTATTGTTTGAGAAGAATAACGGCTCGGTATCGTTGTAGGTTGTGTATTACTTGCTTGATGATAAGAAAGAGGGAGGCTTTTATTAATAATATTTGCTTGTTGCTCAATGCTGGCATTGAGGGTGTTGCTTTTAAAGAATCCGGTAATACTAGACCAAGTGCTATTAAACCAGTCACCAATGCTGTTGAGATAACCTACAAATGAACCTAGCGCGGCTTGAATGCCCATAAACCATGATGTATCACTAAATGCAGCAATAAATACGTCCCATTTGGCAATGAGAATACCCACACCAATAACAATACCGGCAATCAATAATGGCACCCACCCAATTGCAGCAATAAATGCCACTGCCAATGACCATACCGTAGGAATTAAGCTAACAAAACCAATGAGTAATTTCCCGATACCTGTCGTCATGCTCGCAATGGCACCAATAATCTGTCCACCAAAGGCAAACAGTGATGCTCTACCATTTGCTAGTGTTACTAAGGTTAAGGCTCTAGCTACTATTAATGTTGTTCGTAATAATGATGCCATTGTACTGATCCCTGCCAGTATTCTTGAGCCAAAAGCGATAATAGAAGCTCTACCCGATGCAAGGGTTGCAAGTGTTAATGTTTTAGTTGCAATAGCGGCGGCAACAATGCCATTTTTCATACGAATAAAAAAAGTAATTAAGTTGGCTTTTAGGGTGGATAGGTAAGCCATACTTAATCGGTATGTATTTAAAATAAGTGCTTTTTTGGCCGCAATGGCTTGCCATGATGCGATGACCAATTTTGCAAAACTGGCGATTAACCCATACACCCCCTTGGCTGCATCCCATAATGCTAACCGTAATACGGTCAGTATGATCTTAAAGCCAAAGGCGCCGACACGCCATGCGCCCATCGCTAACATACCTATCGCGGCTGCCGTACCTAATGCAATGATGCCCATCGTAAAATAAGTAATGGCAGTGGTTAAATGAGGAAACATCACTATCCATTTTTGGAGCGTCACAAAACTGTCAGTAAGATAGGTAACAAAAGGCTCAACAGCCGTCACCAGCGATTGGCCAAATAAGATGCGAGTATTATTGACTGATTGACCAAGCTTATCCCACGAATCTGTAATTTTTTCGGCCATTATCAAGGCTTGGGACAGGGTCGTGATATTATTAAATTGAGCAATATCAGCGCGAAGGGTACCTGTTTTATTCCACAGCGCATCGATTAATTTCGCGCCAACACTACCAAACGCGGAATTGATTTTTCCTTTTTCGGTCAATGATAAGGTGTCACCAAATTTTGATTTTAATTTATCAATAACACCTATCATGCTTAATGCGCGTCCTTCACTGTCTGAAAAGGATAGGCCTAAGCGTTTCTGAGCTTTAGGTAAAGCGTCCATGTAGCTTCCATAAGCGGTGCCGACGTTAGCCCCTTTCATGGATTTACTTGCTGATCCTAAAATAGCAAATTGTTCGCCTTGACTGATGCCCTGATTCGATGCTCTTGCGCCAACACCTTCAAAAGCGGCACTTAATTGATTACCGTCGGTTCTGTACTTTTGAACAGCAAGGGCTGTTTGTCCTGCTATTTGCTCAACCCATTTTGATTTTCCGATCCTAGTGGCTTGAGTTTCAAAAATGCCATACATCGCCCCCATATAACTGGTAATGGTTGCCGTGTCTGCTTTTGTTGCCACCGCCAGCGTGGCGGAAGCCTTTGTAAACCGGGCTAACTCTGCTCCATTAAGGCCACCAATCGCTGATTGAATATCATAAGAAGCACGGACAAACTCAGAAGCGGATTTACCATAATTGTTAGCAAACGTCATGGCCTCACTTTGCACTTTATCTAATGTTTGCGATCCCCATCCATCAAGTAAGGAATGTAACTCACCACGAGCAGCATTCATTTCTCTGGCAGAGCCAGTTAATCCTTGTAACGTTCGGCCTACCGCCCACACGCCAGCAGTACCTATACCGATACTGGACCAGGATTGTTGTGTTTGACGTCCCATGCGCTGAAGGGTACGAAAACGGTTAGTCACTGACGCCATACCTGCGCTTGTTTTATCACGCAACCAAACACTGAAATTTAACTGATTACTGGCCATGCAATAATCCTTTTAAATCATCAGGGAGGGTGTGATCTAACAGCATTTGAGCACAAGGATCATTCCATAGTGCTTCCAGTGATTTGGCGAGACTGGATGATGCAATCGTATTTTTTAAATCGAGAAGTAACGCTTTTTCTTTCTCAAAAATATTGAGAATAGCTTTTTTAAACGGTTCAAGTTGCGCCATTAAATCATTCAAATAAGACTGCAGATCAGCTTCATTGATGATGCCGTTAAGGTAATCCGCAATCCATTTTATTTGCTGTGTGGCCACATTTTTAATGCCGGCTAAGAAGTCGTCAATCTCTCCTGTTATGCTGCCGGTTAAATTGGTTAGGTTGGCGCATGTTTGATCAAGACCCTCTATATTATTAACCATGCTACTTTGTGTGATGCTGGTAAAAACATCTGTCAAGTTATCCTGAATATTAATAGCTGATTGACCCGCCAATGCTGTAGCGCTGCCAAGGGAGGCGGTTATGTTATTAATGAATGATTGTGGAACACCTGCCGGGAGAGAAGGGGTGATAATGGGTAAACGATTAACCGCTGCCAGTGCTTTTGTTAGTTCTGTCGTTGTATCAGTAATAATGTTAAGTGTTGGGCTGTGCAATCTAAGCCCTTTATTTTTGATGATGGCATAAATATCGGTATTCATTATCGTACTCACGATTAAAACAACATCCCAGCGCCCTTGTTTACCGCCATGGCCAGCTCTTTGAAATAATGCTCATCTAACCAAATTGCGCGAGCTAGATTATCCAGACTGTCATCCTCGTTAGGAAGGTAGTGCGCCCGTAAAGCCAATACTTGATTTAAGTGATTTTTACGGTACACACTGACCATGGCGCTGATTAGTCCAAGGTCGCTTCCATGTTAGGTGTCGCGCCATCAATGACTTTAGGGAAAATGTGATCCAGTGTGCCGGTGATTTTTAAAATTTCCATCAGTAATTGTTGATCACTTTCAGGTGTGACGGTGTGCATCAAAAAATCTTTACTTGCCGCAATGAGGCTGACTTTACCGTTTTGACTGGTATTTAAATAATGATTGTAATCAGCGGGTGATACAGCAAACTTCATGCCTTTATGAACAAGCATGCCATTTAATGATATCGGGACAATAACGGTTTTTACACCTTGTAACGATCGAATGAAATCGAGGGTAGTGGTGTCTTTCTTGTCGTCATTTTCTTGTTTTTCAATAGATTGATTTGCCATTTTTTATTTCCTAATCAGTGCGTAACATTCAATGCATTTTTCTTTTAGCGCACAAAAGGTGCGTTAATTGAACAGCATTTCAAAATGAGGGCCGTCATAACTGCCGCGCTGGTGTTCATCACGGCTGTCACCGTTTTGATTCCAGTCACCGCCCCAACGTAATCTAATGCCTATCATTTTGGCGGCGGTAAACATGGCCTCTTTAACAACTGCACATTTATCCCAATCAAGCGAGCCGTCTTTTTTTAGCGGCGCTAAATCAACCGCATGACCATAACCATCCGCCTGAATCATGTGTTTACTATTTAGTGTTGATGTTTTTTTAGGTGTGCCGTAATACAACTTACGCTGACGATCGGCAGTGCGAACCGTTTCACTCATTGTGAAATCAATAGGGCAAAGCGTGATAGCCAGTGCGACGCAAGCAAATAATTGAGGGTGTAATTGATAACCACGAGATAAACTCGTCTTGCCTAAATAAAACATAACTCATCCTTATTTTTTCCAGATTTTTTTAATATCTGATAATGTTTTAATGGGATCAGACGATATTTGAATGGCGACTTTATCTAAAATATCCATAATATATCGATTCAAATAAGCTGAAATACCCACAGCGACAATGCGCATATTTTCAGAGATATTCACTATTGTGATATCGGTGAGTAATAAATTGACGGAGTACGCAATAAACCCTGAAAATACAATCCCGGTAACCACACTGGTGAATGAATACTTTTCTGTCCGTAATAAACTGGCAATACAAGCCAGAATAAACATCAGAATAAGAGAAAAGCTTTCATGCAGTTTTAACCATATGCCGCTGTCATTCATCCATTGCCTCGCGTGAGATGTTCAATATCTGCGCGACTCAGTATCGGTGTGCCATTGATTTTCACAAACTCACGACCGCACACTTCATAATCCAATTTATGCATCATGCCATCTCCCCCTTCTTTTCCATCGACATCCATCAGGTTGGTGATCCTTAAATAACAGTCGAACGCTTCCACTTTGAGGGTTAAATTTGTTTTGGCGTACATCATAAAGTCAAAAGGAGGAAGGTCGCGCCATGAGCCAGCTCGCTTTGCTTCATCGCCAAGACGGTTGAAATTTTCAGTATTGAGTTCAATTGAGCCTTTAGCATTAATGGCACCTTTTAAATAGCCACTATTGACTCCGCGTGATTTTGCAGCCTTGCTGTTATCTTCGATATCCAGCGTGATTTTATCGACCGTGATATCTGTCCGGCCAATGCTGACATCGACATCTAAGCCAGATAAAGACGTGCCTCTCGACATTAGCGTTCTCCTTGTTCTGATTGACTTAAATCAATACCGACACCGATATTGATGTCTTTTTGGCTACCAATAGGGCGCAGAGAAAGATAAATTTCTGTTTTCTTATCTGTTACCCAGTTAATGTCCACCGCGCTATCTTGAGGTGGGGCTATCTCACCTGGGAATGACACATTATTAATGTTCACAGGTGTGGACATTTGCAATAATGGCTTCATATATAACGCTTTATTACGTGCAATACTGGTTGGTGAGCTATTTAGTGAACGATCAGCAATGGTGGGTAAAGCGATGCTATACACGTTACGGCAAGCTTTAAGCACAATCCGTAAATGTTCAATGACCTTAAAGTCGCCGGTTTCAATATCAAGCGTATTGCCGTCAGCCCAATACCAGCCATGCTCACCCGGATAGGTTTGAGGTACGCTAAAGCGTTTGGCATCAAGTGCAGCCAATAGCGCATGGGATAATGGTTGTTTGTCTTTATCTACGCTTGTTCGCCCTAATCCCAGTAATGCGCCGGTTTTAACACGCATTGGGCTGTCTGCGATCGTCACACTGCGGTCACATAATCGACCTGCTAATATGCCAATATCATTACTAAATAGTGTTGGAATGCACATAACACGAGGCGCATTGATGCCCGTTACAATAGCGGTTAATGCCGCTTCATATTCCGAC